GTCTAATAAATAATAATAACTAAAGATAATCATAAAGGAATTTTAAATGCGTAACCCTATTAATCTTAACACTTCTATTGACTTGTTACCTACTATCAACAACCTTCAACCTGCTTATGGTCGTTTTGCTGATTCTGGTTTGTTCAAAGAATATGGTATTAAAACTAATGCTGTAATCTACTCTGTAGAAGAGCAAGAAAACACTCGCATGACTAAGCTTACTTCACGTACAGAACGTGATGCTGTTAAAGTAAGTCGTGGTCGTTCTAAGCAAGTAACTGCTGCTTCTGAAACCATCAAACTAACTGGCGGTGTCCATGTAGAAGATTTACAAAACCGTCTTAACTACTTCGACATTGATCGTGATGAAACTTTACAAGAAGCTTTAGCTGATGCTACTGCTGATGTATACAACTCATTCTCTCAATCGTTTGAGTATATGTTAGTAACAGCTTCTCAAGGTATCATGCGTGATCCTAAAGATGGTTCAGCTCGTTTGAACATGTTCACTAACACAGGTACAACACGCTCAACAGCGACTATTGATGCTTCTCCTGATTCAACAACTTTGATCTCAGGTTTAAATGCTCTTCGTAACCAATTAACACAATTGAATGGTTATAACGGTAGTATCAATAACATTGAGCTTTGGGTAGCTGATGACGTATTCAATGCTATTGTAAACCACCCTGAGTTCTATACTCTGTATCAACTTGCATTCCAAGGTGCTCAACAAGCAGCTCTATTGCAACCTGTGTTGAATGGTAGTATTAATCGTGTTGTTCAAACTCAGTATGGTTACAGCCGTACCTTTACGTGGGAAAACATCACTATCTCAACTTACCCACAAACTTTCACTGATATGGAAGGTAACACTCTAAACGCTATTGCTAACGGCAAAGGTTGGACAATTGCTCGTGGTGCTACTAACGCATACGAAGTAGCTTATGCTCCTGCTCCATACTTCTCTCAGTTGAATGGTGTTGGTCAGAAAGTTTATGCACGTACTACTGGTGTTGTAGATGATACTCACCTTGACTTCACTATTGAATCTCACTTGATTCCAATGTTGAAACGTCCTGAGCTTTCAATTGATGTAACTTTCACATTAGTTTAATAGTGTGAGATGGAGAGGGGAGAAATCCTCTCTCCTTTATATTCATTTATTAATATTGTCCCATGTTTATAAATCAATATAAAGGAATAATAAATGGCGTTAACAGAAATACAAATTCTTAGATTAGAACATGGTGATACAGATATAGAGTATCCTCTTTTAACAGATGAAGAATATCAATATTACATTGACAACTTCCCTAATAAAAAGAAGAGATCAAAAGCCATCGACTTCTCTATTCTAAATACTTTATCGTATGATGTACGAGAACGTAGTGGTCAAGAAGAAAGATATGCTAACCAAGCATTCCAGAACAGATTGGAGCTGTTAGATAAGAAGTACAAAGACCCTACATATACTGGTGGTGCTTCAACACCTCTTGCTGTTGGTGGCGTGTTTAAAGACGAAATGGCTGACTTAGCTACTAACCCTAATAGAGTTCCTGATACGTTTATTAAAGGACAATACAGGGGATTTGCTGAATGGCAAACAAATAGATTCTACTATTATTGTGGTATCTTAGAACCTTATAATAATTCTTGTTTATATTACCCTTACATTGTTATTGTTTAAGGTGTGCAATTATGGGTAAGCTCAGAAGTAAAATAACTCTTGAAACAAAAGAATATAAGAAGATTCTAAGAGAACTTAAAAAGCTAGATAAGACTGAGATTGATGTGGGATGGATTAACGGTAAGAAGTATCCTGCTAATGATCCTGCAACTTCTCGTAGAGGTGTGTTCATTGCATCAATTGCCTTCATGAACGAGAAAGGTCATTATACAATAAATAATGATGGAGCTGTAATATACACTCCTGCTCGTCCTTACGTTCAACAAGCTTTACACGATGTTTGGTTCTTAGCTGATTCAATGAGCATGGTGTTAGAAAACTTATTTGAAGATAAGCCATATAGAAATGTTCTAAACTTTATGGGGCAAGATATGGTTGACAACATTAAGAAGTCCGTATCTAAACAAAACTTCAAGAAGCTTCACCCTAAAACGATTAACATTAAAAACAAGTCAACTCAATGGGTAGACAGTGGAAGAATGTTAGATAACATCACATACAAAGTTACTTACAAACGAGAAGGCGTTGAAAAACCTTATGATAAATTTTAAAGAGAATATTGTGAGGGTGTATGTCAAGACATGGTGGTAAAGTAAGACTTGGTAAAAAGAAATACACTGTCCTAAGAAATGTTGCAAGTGTCGATGGTAACTATGACGAATCTGGTGAAGTGATTGAAGGTGGTTGGGAAACTATTGAGATTATGGCTAATATTCAAGGTGCTTTAGTTTATAACAAAATGAGAATGACTAATGCTGGCGATGTATCAAAAGACACTATCTCTATTAGGTCAAATCAAGACTTGTATAAAGCTAGAGTTGATATAAATGGACAAGCACTTCTAGCTGACAGAATCTTCTATAAGGATACTTACTGGGAAGTTAAAGAAGATATTGATTATAACAACCTAAGAACAGCACATATTGAAGTGTTAGCAACAAGATTGGATGAACAACCTATGGAGAGGGATATTTAATGGCTGTAGGAAATATTACAAACGTAATCCCTGCTTCAGAACTTCCTGTAATGGCTGAGGAAGAACTCTTAGCCAATGTGACTTTTGTAACTGTAGATGGTACGGGGAAGATGAAACAAATTCCTCGCCCTGCTCTATTTAACACTGTAGCAACTGTTGTACAGAAAGGTGATAAAGGGGATACAGGTGCAACAGGATTAACTGGTGCTAAAGGAGATAAAGGCGACAAAGGTGATAAGGGAGACAAGGGGGACAAGGGTGACACTGGAGCTACAGGGGCTACGGGAGCAACAGGCTCTCAAGGTTTCTCAGGGTGGTCTCCTGTATTATCTATTGTAGCTAGAGGTTCTGATCAAGTTCTTCAAGTTGTGAATTGGACTAACCCAAATCCATCGGCTACAAATAAACCTTCTTTCCCTGTTTACATTAGTTCAACAGGATTCACTACGAATATTGCTGATGCTGTTAATATTAAAGGTGCTACAGGTTTACAAGGTCTACAAGGTATTCAAGGTGCTAATGGAACTAACGGGACTAATGGTACGAATGGTTGGTCTCCTGTTATTACCCTAAGAGAAGATACAACTACAAACTTAGTTTACTTCTATTTAAGCTCTTGGGTTGGTGGTACAGGCTCTTCTCCTACAACATTAGGGTATATTTCAGAATCAGGAGTGACAACAACTCCAGTTGCAGGAAGTGATATTGGTTCTCTCCCTTTAACAATCTCTTTCGCAGACATTGCAGATAAACCAACAACTCTTAGTGGGTATGGTGTAACAGCTTATAATGAAGCAGGACAAGTTAAAGTTAACTATACAGGATTAACTCTGAGTAACTTTACCGCTAATACATATAAGACATTTAACATCATTAGCGCAACAACAACTGTATCAGCTTCTCCTACTACAACATACCCTCACAGTACGCCAAACAATTATGCTGGTGTTTTTGACGGAGCAAGAGGAAATTCACCTAATGGTAGGTTGATTGAAAACCCTATTGGTGGTCAAGCACATGCTTGGAGAATACAAGGTTCTTATTCAGGTAAATCTACAGGTGGTTCAGGAGTAGAGTTATTATATTTAAGACTTCGTAACCCTGTTAGTGGATTCCAAATTACTAAAGCTATTGTTATGCCTAATGGATTGACTGCTACTGCTGTTTATGAAGAAATTATTACTATTGCTGATGACGCAAGTATCCCTTCCCCTAACGGTTATATCTTAGAAGTAGCATCCTCTGTTACAGATGCAGGACTAACAGTACAACTTGATAACATCACAAGAATCTCTTATGCAGTAGAGATAAATAGATAATTGATGTCTATTTACACCAAACATATTTAGGAAATGAATAATGGCTTTAAACGAATTAATTAACCAAATTGTTGACGTTCAAATTCGTAACGTCACAAGTAATACATACTCAAGAGATTTAAATACTATTGCTGTTTTAGCTAAGCATGATGTTTTTACTGCTCCTGAATTATATCGAGTTTATCAAAGTTCTTCTGCTATGGCTGAGGATGGTTTTGATCTAAGCTCTTACGCTTATAATGCTGTACGAGTTATCTTCTCACAAGAGATTACCCCTGTCAATGTCGTAGTAGGACGTGTTGCTGCTTCTGGAACTAATGCAGATTACTTAACAGCTTTCAATCAACTATTAATGATCCCTCAAGGTTGGTTATGGTTGATCAGTGATCTACGTGACACAGCTACTCAAGTACAACTTGCAGGATTGGTTGAAACTAACGATAAGATGTACCTAGCTGCTACACATGACGCAGTTGCTCTTACAGCTTTAGATGAAACAGATTTAGCTAGTCAAGTTAAAGCTCTTAGCTATGGTAACACTGCTTGTTGGTTTGATGATGCTTTAGATACAGACCCTACAGTTATTCCTAACTACAGTGAAGCTGCGCTAGTTGGTCGTTGTGCTAATGGTGTTGCTGGTACAGTTAACTTCCGTCTCAAACGTCTTGTTGGTGTCACTGTTGCTGCTTCTGTTGATTCATTAACTAAGATGACTGTGTTAGAAAACAAAGGATACACATTCGCTGCTAACATTGAGCAAAGTGTTCGTTCTTACGGTTCTACTAAAACAGGCAGTGGTGAATGGATTGACGTTGTTCTAGCAGTGTTGTGGTTGAAAGTTAATATCCGTGAACGTGTATTTGCTACTATTGCTAACAGTGAAAAGCTACCGTATGAAACAGAAGGTGCTGCTGCTATTGAAGCTGATGTTCGTTCTGTTCTTGCTGAAGGTCAAGGTTATAACATTGTAGCTGATGATACTCCTATTAGTGTAACAACTCCAAACGTATTAGACTTAACTCCTGCACAACGTAACACTCGTATCCTACCTAATGTAAGATTCTCTTGTCGTTTATCTGGTGCAATTAATGGTACAACAATTCGTGGTGAAGTTTACGCTTAATAGCGTAGCTTCCTACACATAATAAGGAATAATAATGGCTACAATTAAGACAGGTATTTACGACTTTTCACAAGTCTTACTTTTAATTAAACATAAGAAATTTGAAGGTCAGATTAACATTGATGGTTTCATGCCTGATACAGAAATTACTGTTGAACGTGATGATCCTCGTTGGGCACGTAACGGTAGCGGTGATGGTAAGGCTACTACATTTGTTCGTAACCCTGATAACTCAGGTAATATCTCTTTTACGTTAAACCAATCTACAGATTCATTAGATAAAATGAATGCAATCTGTCAATACAGTAATACAAATAAAACTTTAAACATTTTATTTGAAACTACTTTGGTTGATAAGAGTTCTCGTACAATTTACTTCTCACCTCAATCTTTAGCATCTTTCCCTGATAGTGTTAGTTTTGGTTCTACAGAGAGTGGTCGTGAGTTTACAATCATTTGTGGTAACTTACAAGAAAACTTAGGTGGTAGTTCTGCTATCCCTCAAGACACTTTAGCAATCTTAAATGCTTTCCAAATCAACGTAGATGAATCTTGGACAGTGTTATCATAAGACACTGTGTTGTCGTAAACACTACGATTTAAACACCGATATACGCTCATTGTAGACGTTTTAGACTGTTAAGGTACTATCGTACCACTTATTGTTTAGAATGCTTACAGTGAGCTGTGGTGATGAATTAGAGCTATATAAATATAACAT